GAAAGAATATTTAACGCTGATTGAAGGTTTTGATGCGGGCGATATTAACCGCGCTCAGCTTTGGGCCGAGATGACAAGAGCAACTAAGATCTACGGGACGAGAGACGATTTTATTGAAATTCCAGATTGGACTAACCGAGAAAGAGCCTTACGATATATTGACGAGTTGAAGGGAATATATCAGGGGAAAGAACCAGCGGGAGCTTTGGCCTTGGTTCAGATTCAAAATATTATTGGCCAATTTAAAAAAGAAGTCGAGAAATGATTGATTATAAAGCGGCAATTGAAAAAGGGTTCGATATTATAGACAAGAGGGGAGACCGGGTCCCTTTTATTTTTAACAATGTCCAAAATCTCTATTGGCAGACATTAATCAAGGATTGGGGGTTGTCTTTAGAGGGAACAAGGGAAATCATTTTAAAAGCGAGAAAAGAAGGCTTTTCTTCTCTAATTGACGCTATTTTTACAATCGATTTCCTTTTGAGGCCCAATATCGGAAGCCAAATAATTTCTCACAAAGACAAAGAAACGCAAATTTTATTTGACCGAGTTCATTTTTTTGTCAATTCATTTTGCGAAAAAAGAGGGATTAACCGCAAGGAGTTGTTGGATACTGACAGGACTAATTTTTTGCGAAACAAAGCCAATGGCTCCTATATTTACATTGGCACGGCTGGAGCAAAGACTTTAGGTCGGGGGCCAACCCTCCAAAATATTCATTGGTCAGAGATAGGACATTTTCCTAATACAGAAATTATCAACGCCGAAAAGCTTGTGGTCGGGGCAGAAGAACAAGTGGCAACGGGAGTGGGGCGGATATTTAGAGAGTCCACCGGCAATATGCAGGGAGACTTTTTTTATTCAGAGTGTGAGCGGGCAAGAAAGGGCGAGGGGCATTTCAAGTTTAGGTTTTTCCCTTGGTATAAGTTTGACGAATATCGGACCAATGTGGAGATTTTTGAACCAACCCAAGAGGAGAAGGTTGTTATGGAGCAATATGGACTTGATAAGACTCAGATGTTTTGGTATCGGCAAAAGATGGATGGATATAAAACCAAAACTTTGGGGTTAAGAGAATATCCGACAACGCCAGAAGAGGCATTTTTGGCTGGAGGAGCGGGGTTTTTTGATCCGGATATTCTTAAAGCTTGTCTGGATAGAATAAGAGAGCCAATCAAAACAGGAGGGCTGGCGATGGACGGCTCGTGGATTTGAATGATTAAACTTTTTAGAGAACCACAATTGGAGGAAAAAACCGTTATTGCCGCTGACCCCGCTGATGAGGGGTCAAGTTATTGTGCCGCCGTGGCTAAAAGTAAAAAACACAATGATACTTTTATGCTCTTTCATGGAAGGGGAAATTCAGCTGACTTTGGTTATGAACTTTACAAGATGGCTCTTTTTATTAAGAAAAAAACTAAGCTTTGGCCATTGATTGGAGTAGAAAGGAACATTGGGGCAGCGACAATTTATGTTTTACAGGAATTGCACTACCCGAGACTTTATCGTCAAATGGTTTTTAATCCGGCAAGCCAGCGGGAAGAAGAAAAAAAGGTTGGTTGGGTAACAAATATGGAGTCCCGGCGGAGAATGCTTGACGATTTGGTTTTAAGCTTGAAGCAGGGGATAAATAGGATCTACGATGTGGAAACGGTGAGAGAAATGATGAGGTTTATTAGAAATCCTAACACGGGGAAGCCAGAGGCGGCAAGGGGGGCCAACGATGATTTGGTTATCGCCGAGGCAATCGCTTGGCAACTTCTCCAAACGGCCAAATTTACTGTCTTAGATGACCCGCAAGAGATAATAAAACAGGCTCCTAGGCAAAAATTATTTGATAAAAGGGGATTTTACTGATGACGAACAAAAATGCAGAAAAAACAATCCAGGGTATTGGGCGGGTTCTTAAAATGCATAAGCCCTATCTTTTTACGATAGATGAGGCGGTAAGGGACTTTGGCAGTGGGATAATGAGAGTTGAATTGCGTATTTACCAAGGGTTTGTAACAGATGTGGTTCTTCAAGAATATAAACGAATTGTTTTTAAAAGACCTGTTGACACTGCTGGCAAATAGTGCTAAAATAAAAAGGCTAAGTCCAAATTAACAAGCCATTGCCCGCAAGGGGAATGGCTTATTGTGTAAAAATGGCTAAAAAAACCACAAAACCTCGAACTCTGCAAATGGGAGCGAAAGAAGAGGGGGCTCTTCTTGAAGAATGTCAAAAACACGAGCGAGACTCGTATAATTGGCTAGCAACAAAACGAGACACCTGGGACGACAAAGAGTCAATGCTTATTTGTAAATTGGGAGACCAGTTAAGTGGAACGGCGAAATCTCAGGTTTTTGACCCTATTTTGAGCACGCTTTGTATGGATCGGGCGGCCAGGGTTATGGCACGACCGCCAACTGGCAAAGCTTATGCGGTTTCTAAAAACGATTTGGGCAAGAATATGTTGATGAATCTCCTTCTTAAATACTTCCGAGAAAACGCCGAGGAACAATATTCCCATCTTTTGAAACTTCGACTTCTCGATTTTAATTCTGCTGTTTACGGCTCGGCGTTTGGGATTGTTCCTTGGAGGGTGAATAAGGATACTGGTTATATTGGGCCAGAGCTTCTATTGCTTCCCATGAGGAGTGTTAGGCCCCAGCCGGGAAAGAAAAGCATTGATGAAAGCGAATGGTTTGGAGTTAAAACCTCAGCATCTCTTACCTGGCTTTTAAAAGAGCAGAAAGACCATCCTGGCATTTGGAAGAATGTAGAAAAATTGGCAGCAGAGATAAAGGAGAAAAAAGCGGGAGGAGATAAATCAGAAGAAAGAAGCTATATTGAGGAAGAATGGTATCCCTCTTTAATTGGTGATGCAGTCTTTCCTGCGGTTGATATTGTTACAGAATATAGACGGGATCGGTGGATTACCTGGACTCCCCGGCAAATAGATAATAAAAAATCTCGCCCTTGGGTTTTACGGATTGTGGAAAACCCTTACCCCGAGAAAAAGTTACCGATTGTGGTGAAACACGCCTTCCCTCTCTTGGATTCGCTTATCGGACTAGGCGAGTTTGAAAGGGGGCAGACGCTTCAGTTTGCTGTAAACTCTCTTATTAACCTTTATTTGGACGGAGTAAAATATTCCATTTTCCCCCCTCTCCATGTTGACCCTGCTAGTGTTATTATGTCTTCTCTTAAATGGGGAGCGGGCGAGATGTGGTTTATGAACAATCCAAACCGAGATGTCCAGCCAATGAGTCTTAGCCCGCAAGGATTACAGACTTTCCAATCTACTTATAGTTTTATGATGACGGCGATTCATAATTTAATGGGCTCAACCCAAGTTACAAAGATGGAGGGGACTGAACCAAGCATAGGGAAAACTCCAGAGGCGATAAAATACATGACCTACCGAGAATCGGCTAGAGATGATTGGGATAGATTTATGATGGAAGATACAGTTGACCAAATTTATACTCGGTGGATTACTTTAATTACCCATAATTTAAAGGCTGATCAAACCATACGAATTTATGGCCCAGAAATCGAGGAAATCCAGAAATTATATCCTGACGAAGACATAATGGAAGTTTTTGAATCGGGTAAACGGGCAAACTTGAGAATTAACAAAGAGTTTTTTACAGAAAGAGGCGAACCAGTTAAATTTGATTACGAACTTATTCCTAGGTCAAGCATGAGGGCGTCAACCGAAGACGAGGCAGAGTTTTTAAGCCAGATTTTGATGGTTTTCTTAAAGGCACCTAGGTTGATTGAAGAAGTTAGGGCAAGGGGAAAGGATATTGATTTCGCCGAGTTGGTTAAGCGTCTTTTAATTGCTTCCCCAGTCAAAGATTGGGAGAAGATTATTGTTGAGCCTGAGCAGCAATTTGGGGCGGGGGGAATGGTGACTACCCCAACAGTAACTACCCCAACCGGGGGAGCATCTCCCGTAACCGGGGGAGCATCTCCTGGAGTCCCAACCGCGGCCTCCCAGTTTCAGGATCAAGAGATTGCGGCCGTTGCCCAGCAGATTTTTGGAGGTATTGGGGGAATCCCCGCCAGAGCTAAATGAAAAAAACTGAAAAGATTATTAAAAAGCAAGAAGCTCAGCAACCCGTGCCAATAACGCCCACGCCGTCTTTTATTTCTGAGGCGATTGAGGAATCTAAAAGAACAAGAATTGAACCCAAGCAGACGGATGATAAGACTTTAGCCGAGGGAGCAACCTCGGAATTTTGGCGGTTGGTAAAGGATTATATTGAGGGCACGATTGGGGCGTTGAAGAAAAAAACTACTCAAGCAGCAATAGAGAGTGGATACAATTTAGAGCTATTGGGTTTCCGATATGTTTTAATGGATCAACTCGAAAACTTTGGAAAAGATATTATCAATTTTGTTGAGTTCAAAAGGAGTGGGTATGAAGAGGTAAAAAGGAAAATAGCAGAAGAAGCGAAGTTGAAACAAAAAGGGAGGAGGTGAAAAACTATGCCAGTAAAGGTAAGAAAGGTTGACGGTTATCGGGTTTCTACTCCCGGTGGGGTAAAAGCCAAAAGCACTACCAAGGCCAAGGCGGAGAGGCAAAGGAGATTATTGGAAGGAGTTGAGCGGGGGTGGAAACCAACTGGGAAGCCCGCAGTAGATTTACGCAAGAAGAGAAAACACCACAGTTTTGGTGGGGCAGCACAAATGAAAGAACGAGCCGAAAAGCTCTTGAAAAGATAATGGAAGAGAAAAAGATTTCTGAAAATTTACCGCCCTCCTCAGATAAAGAATTTTGGGAGGATGCAGAAATCCATACTATCAATTTGGATAAAGTCCCCAAAAAACAGATGGGGAAGCATAACAAATTGATTATGCGCGGGCCTTATCTTGTTTGTTTATCTTGTCCTTTTGAGCATACAATACCAGGATATATGTTAAATAAAAGAGGAAAATTAGTTAGGATAAAATAATGCCACTTGCACCGGGACCCCTTCCGTTGTCATATTTTAATAAAAGATATGTCAAGTTGGTTGATGACCAGATTGTTTCTGGCGTCAAGACTTTTTCTTCGTTTCCGCTTACTCCTTCGTCTGCACCAACAACGGATTACCAAGTAGCGAACAAAAAATATGTAGA